GAAATATATAAAGCCCGTAACAATGCGGTCATAACTTACTCTTATGTTCGTAATCTTAATGGACAAGTATATTTCAAGTGTAAATCGATTGGGTTTCCTTTATCATCCAATATGCAATTAACATCACCATCATCGATGCAGTATGTGTCTAATATTGGTAGAGTTGAATTACCACAAGCAGAACCAAATGGACTTTATAGTTCACCAAGTACATCTGGTACTTATGTAATGTGTTTGAATTCAGACGGTACAGTCTCCCCAGCTTATTTTGAAGACAATGTTGAAACTCATATGTCACCTCTTGGTGAGAATGGATTAGAAACAGTTGGAGATTCTACTTTAAAAATAGATGTAACTAAAAAATAATGAACTTAATATGGTTTTTTATACTTTCTAGATTCGCAGACGTAGCCACCACCGCACTAAACTATGTGCGGTTTGGTGGTGACGTAGCAGAAATGAGTTCGATAAATTTCAAGTTGATGTCATTGGGATTATGTTATTTTCTTGTCTATCAGATTGTGGTCACTGGAGTTATTTTAATTTTCATTGATAAACTACCTAATAAAATCTCTAAAATCGTTTTAAAAGCGTTTAGTTACATCTCACTAATCGTTTCAATAAGCAATTTTGTTACTTTTTTACTCATAAAATGAAAATAGATAAATCAAAAGAATGGTCGATAGATGAATTGTTATCAAGTTTAATAGGTTTTGCAGCCGACACTAACCCTCACGAAAGAGCAGAAATTTGGGCATCAGACATTGGTAAACCTTTTATAGATAGATACTTAGCCATGAAGGGTCAAGTGTATTCAAACCCTATTGATGGGAAGACTATGATGACTTTCTTCTTAGGTCGACAAGTAGAAACTGGACTTATAGAAATGTTAAATTCTTGTAATCTACGTTTTGAGGCTCAAGATAGAATCACAATTCAAGTTCCAGACTGCTTACCAGTTGTGGGTCGTCCCGATCTTATACTAGAAGTCAAAAAATGGGAAGATGTTTTGGAAAGTATTGACGAAAATATTAAGAATTTAATCAAAGATAATTTAGAAGATGTTGATGTACAAATTACCAAGAAGGAAGTTTTAAAACAAATAGTAGGTAAATGGAAAGAAAGATACCCAAATGGTCTAGAAAAAACACCTTTTGAAATAAAATCAATCAACACCAACGCCTTCAACTATCTCTCAAAGAGTAAAGATGGCTTTAAAAATGCTCACCCTCACTATCAGCTACAACTTTATACTTATATGATTTACTACAATCTAGACGCTGGTCGTTTAGTTTACGTATCTAAGAATGACGGTAAAATGGTCGAAGTAATTGTTCGTAGAACACCAGAAATGGATAAGATTTGGTATGACGATGTTAAAAAGATGTCAGATTACTTCAATAGCAACACACTACCGCCACCAGAACCATTCATAGTTGATGGTAAAGAAAACTGGAAAGTTGGGTATTCGAGATATAAAGATTATCTTTACAAAAATTATAAATTTAACCAGGGGCTATTATGAAGAAAACAGACGCAACTCCAATGGACTGTATAGTTTGCGAGTGTCCTTACTGCGGTAAAGAAGTTATTGAACTTAATGGTGATTTAAGAGACTTCTGTGGCAGTGATATTGAACAAGAGGGAGAAATAGATTGTCCACACTGTAAAAAGACGTTTAAATATGAGATTGAAGACTAACTAATACTTGAAGTAATTTTAATACTATGTTATAGTATAGATAATTATAGATTGATATATAGGAGAACAAAATGCCAAAAAAAGACGAACAAAACAAGATACTTACACTCGAAAAGAAAGACTTAGTACCATCAGAAAATCCTCATAGTGTCATCACTACCCCATCTACTTTAAAGGTTCAAATTGAACAAGAAAAAGAGACAAGAAAAATTGTCACCGACTATATCCGCTCAGAGTTAAAAGCTGGAATTGATTTTGGACAGATTGAAATCACTTCATACAAAACAGGAAAATCGTTTAAAAGTAAAGAAAGTTTATTTAAGCCAGGATCAGAAAAGATTTGTTCCATATTTCATTTAAGACCAACATTCACTAAAGACGAAGATACTTGGGAAATGTCTGGAAAGATTCCAGGATTGTATTGCTATCTGTGTGAATTAGTAAATTCTAAAGGAGAAGTTGTCGGTGAAGGTCGTGGAGCGGCTAATCGTGCAGAAAAGACTGGTCAATTGGCTGATAATATTGCAATCAAAATTGCTCAAAAACGAGCTCAAACTGATGCTGTAATTCGAGCTGTAAATCTATCTGATGTCTTTACTCAAGATGTTGAAGATATGAAAGAAGATTTGAAGAAAGAAATTGAATCTCCACTTAAATATGAGCCAGTACAACCTACTCAACAAAAATCCAAAATGACACTTGAAATGTATCAAGGTTCTATTAAGAATGCCATCAATGTTGAAGAATTAGAAAAACTAAACAATGACATTATTGGAGACCAGGGGATTCCAGGGGTATTTAAGAGCCAATTAATGACATCAATCAGAACAAGAATTAACAGTTTATTGGGTGAAGCCACAAAGGTAGAAATACCATTCTAATTATGACTAAAAACGATAAATGGATAAATAAAGGAACTGAACTAATAGATAAATATTTTCCAAAGGGAGAATGTCAAGAAAGAGGAGAGGCGCTTTGCTTGTTCGCCTTTTTGACAATCGAACACGAAAAAATGATTGAAAAATTAAAAAAGGAGAAAAATGGAAATAAAAAAAACTGATTCTGATTTCGGTAAAGGATTCTTTTACTGCTTAAATTTATACGGTCAACACGTCATGTATCTAAATCACTGGCTAGAAATTTATAGTGAAATGAGAACAAAAAATAAAGATTTGTTCAGAGATGAAAGTGCAGTTAGTATTTGGGCTAATGGGGCTAAGGATCATCTTTACGAATTAGAAGTACCTTTTAAATATGCTGGTACTGAAATTGGTAAATTAGCAGTAGAAATAAAAGACATTATTTTCTACTTAGATAGAGGATTTTTAATGCCAAAAGACCCAAAAATGCCTTCTAGTAAAAAACTAGTGGAAAAAGCCACAAAAAACTTAAACAGAATTTTCTTTTTATTAGACCAAGAAATTGGTGCTACCCCAATAAAGGGAACATACGAATAATTAACAATTTAAAAAATAAATATGCGCAAATTTAGCTACATCACAGTAGGACAAATACTAGAGCAATTAAAAACAGAGGGGTTAGGGATATCAAGAATAACCTTCTACAAATTAGAGAAAGAGGGACTTTTTCCTAATCCAAGAAAAACTGCAGGTAAGTGGCGTGTCTATGATCAAATAGATGCCGACATAATCATGCAGGTGATTAAAGACAACTACGGAATGAAAAAATGAACTCTGCGACAGCTTATATAAAGACCGCTGATGACTTATTCAGTCGAATAGTAAGATTCAGAGGTTTTTGTGAACACTGTGGCTCTCTAGAAAAGAGTTTATTTCAATGTGCTCACATTATTGGTCGAGATAACAAAACGTTACGTTGGGACGCTAACAATGCTCTCTGCTTATGTGATACGTGTCATCGTTGGGCTCATGCACACCCTAAATTATTTATAGAATGGGTAGAAAGTAAATTTCCAGACAGATATGCTTGGATAATGAGACGAAAAGAAGAAAACGCTCTTATGAAATGGTACGATTATGAAGATTTGATTAAATTTTTAAGGGAATTTCTAAGAACATTAGAATCAAAACAATGAAAGAAAAAGACATACAAAGAATTTGGGGAAAGTATCTACAAGAAAACCCACCTGATTATCCAGAGGCCCATGAATTGAAGTTATCTAAGGGACCCTCAATTCGTATCGATTCAGTGAAACCGCATCAAATAGCGGGTCTTAGAGGGGCTAAAACAGGGTTGTATTACAAGATTCAAGATATGACAGCAGCCAATGGATTTGCTGATCCAAAACCTTTTGATGATTTCTGGTTAAAAGAGGCTGATGGTTTCGTTGTGATTTGTTTTTATGTCCCTAGAAAAAGAAAACTAGCTTACAAGATACCAGTTGAAACTTGGGTTACTGAAACTGCAAAAATTGAGAAGAAGTCTGTTAGAGAAGAAGATATAAGGGAATGGGCTGACGAAATAGTGGCTTTGTAAAACTAAGTGACGGTGTTAAGTGAAAAATCTATATCTTAATCTTCTTTTTCGGTTGAAATCAATTGATTCTCTAAACTACCTTGAGATTGAAAACCAATCTTAACCAATTCTTCATCGGTTACTATCGCGGCATACATGTCTCGATAATTTGACCATATTCCATTTTTGATTATGTCTTTCAAAGCTTTAGATTGCTCTTTTGACATTCCTAGTGCATCAATAATGGTTAAAATCTCACCCTGTAAGCAATTGAAGGTACAATTTAATGTACTCCAGTTCATTACAACTTTTACTAAATCTAGTGGGATATGATTACCCTTTATATTTGTTGGGTATTCTGAATTAATCTCACCTAACGGTTGAAACTTTTTGTAAGTTTCGTTATTTGTTTTTGACATAACATGACTCCTTAAATTTTAAAAACATAACAAGACTTGACACCGTCACCCAATTTTCAAAGTGCTGTTTCGCGGCTCTGCGAAAGTGCTCCCACCGCAGGTTTCCCCACGGTGGTTAGCGTACTGCAACGTATAGGCTATTTTAACTCTCTTAATTCACCAAGTCTAGATTGGGCTTGTTTATCGTTAATATGGGCACGACAATATTTGTTGAGTTTGGAAATTTTGTTTCTCATTCTTGTGTTTCTAGCACGATAACGAGCACATTTAACTTTATCTCTACCAGCGTGGCTATGACCACCAGATTGTTTTGAACTCATTGACTAAGTCACCTCCTTAGGGGGTATACCGTCAAAAATAACTAATGTAAGACGGTTACATAGTCATTGAGTCCTCCGTTATGAAAGCAATAATGTCATCGAGTCTAAGTATTTTATATTTACCTTTGTCATCTTCGTGATCCCAACCAGTACCAGGTTTTGCTAGGACAGTGACGCCAATATAATTTTGATATTCATCTGTGGCGTAAATAACTTTAAATTTTGGTAATCCTTTTACTATTGGGGTTGTTAAAACTAATCCTGACTCAGTAGTTTTTTCGGAGTCTTCGATTGCTTGAACAAAAAATAGTTCTTTATTTGGTTTAATCATAGTTTGATGATAGCACGACTTTTTTTATTTGTAAAAAAGTAAAATTGAGCTCTATTGATATATTGACACGACAACGTATTTTTGATACAATATATACAGTATTATATAAGATACAAATTTAAAAAAATATGCAAGAACTAACAATTTTATTAATAATATTTGGGACATTCGGTGTCGTTATAGGTATTATTTTTCTCACAGATAATTGGACCGAGATTAAATTTAATTTGTGGGTTAGAAGAAATAAGTTTTGTAAGTATGCAGGGATAATAGTTAACTATCATAGAAATATAGATTATAGAAAGAAAGATGGTTACTACTCTGGTGGAAATAACGGCAATGGGTATTCTCTAGGTAGTGGCACTAGTGGTGGTTATAGCACTTGTGGGGGAGGGGGATCAATTTTATCTGTTGTTGCACCATCTAATGATGATGAAGATAAAAATTATAGTGATTATTATGAGAGAAGGGATATATTTGGTCAGAAAGGAAGAATTATAGATATTCAAGAACACGGCTTAGTAATTGAATTAGAAGACAATAAATATGAAGATAAGAGAATATATATCGGGTACGAAAGTATAATCAGTGAAAACAAACGTTGTCTCTTATGGATTGGTAGTCGTAGTGGTGAGAAAGTATTGTTAAATGGCACTTACGTGAAGTCTAAAAAATTATTAATTAAAAAACATTTTATGCCAAGAATATTCAGGTATGCGATCTATCTCGGTGTTGTTGTTCTCTGGTGGAAACTAGTCAATAACGCTGAAGGAATTACGGCTTTCTTTGTTAGCCTACTTACTAATTAACTAAAACTATGACCAAAAAAGTAGAAGAAAAATCAGACAAAAAAATAGTCAAGTTCTTAGACCAAGCAAATAACGCTTTAGAGAAGGCTCAAAAACAAATTGCTAAATACTCAGAAGGTCCTAAGAAAGTAATGGGAGACGTTATTAATTTTCTTAAAAAACATAAGAAACTTTTAATCACTGTCGGTGTTTTGTATCTATTATTCGATTATCTCTTTGGAGAAGTTAAACCAAAAGAAAAAGAAGATGATAACGATGATGAACCTAGTGGTGGTGGTACAAAAATGATGTGGTAATAAATATGAACAAAGACTCAATAATATTTAGATGCGATTGTGGTCACTACGGGATAATGACCGTAGATCACTTTGATGATGAAGGATTCTGGTTTTCCTTTGTCGAAGAACCTAAAACTCTTTGGCAAAGGATTAAATCCTTTTTTCAAAGTAAACGATTCATTAGTGAAATCAATCTAACTGAAGACAATGCAAAAGATTTAGTTAAATTTTTAAAAACCAAAAATGATTCCAATAAAAACAAGACCAAGATTTAAGTGTCAGTTTTGTAAAGTGACTGGTACTAGAGCTAAAGTTGCAAAACACGAAAAGAGATGTTACATGAATCCAAATAGAGTTTGTGACGCTTGTGGTAACACAGGAATCGTAATGGAAGATGTTGATGGACCAGATAATACTTACACAACTATACCTCAACCATGTCCTTATTGCTCTAAATTTGATCCAAAGATTAAAGAGGGTATTGAGGAATATAGAAAAGAGTTAGAAGAACCAGTTAAAGAAAAACAAGATTTTTCAATTCCATTTTAAAAATATGAATAATTTTACATTTATTACTCCAGAAGAAGTAGCAAAAATAGATGACAGCCATACTCTTGAAGAATTTAAGAAGATGGCAAATGCTAAACCAGTTATGTGTCAATGTGGTCAAGAAGAAATTTGGAAATATGGTGAATGTGGCTTATGTTTCACTTGTACTACTGGTGAATCTGATGCCTCAGATGATTACGAAGTTCAAAATTAATTTATGACCAAGAAAGAATTCATAACTGATATTAAAAATTTAATAAAAGAACATGACGGTTACGGACTACAAGAATATTTTGAACAAGGTAATAGCGGTGGTTGCCCGTGCTTTGAAGGTACTAAAGTTATTGAAGGGGTTAAAATAAGAGCATGGGGTAGATGTTGGAGAGTTAGTGATAACCCACAAGACTTACACATCTATGGTAAAGCTGATATAAAGTTCTTAGAAGAAATTGGTAAGTGGGTTAAGAAAGCTTTAGATAAACAAAAGTGGTACAACCCATACACGTTAATAATTCATAAAACAAGATGATTTTATACAGAGAGAAAAGAGTTGAAGAAAAAGAACCTGTAAAATGGTTTGCTTGGTATCCAGTATTTGCATGGGACGATGATGTACAAGTACAAGTTTGGTTAGAATATGTAATGAAAACTAATTACAGAAATGGTAACTCAAGATATTTATTTATTAAGAAAACAAAATGAAGAAAGAAAAAAAGTCATTCAAAGATATTCTTTGGGATAAAACTGGTCTATCGTTCTGGTGTGACTGGCTTCAATTAAAGTGGAAGAATTTTAATTGGATTAGTTTTCACTTCATTCATTTCTATACCGAGTGGGATAAATATGGCAATGAATTTGTATTAGAAATTGGACTATTAGGGTTCAATATGAGATGGCAGTTATCTTTAGATAAGTGGATTCACACAGAGCAAAATGAAGAATTAAAGAAAAGACTTAAATCATTAGAAAGTAAATTAAAAAAAGATGTCAAGCAGAACTCAAAGAAGAAGAAGAACAAATCTGATGAGTAAAGACCCACATTGTTATTGGTGTGGCTGTGAAGTTAGATATTTTCCTCTTAAAAGACATCATAAAGTGCCACACGATTATGCTACTTTGGATCATTTAAACGACAGACTTACTGGTGATAGACCTAAACTAGACGGGATCGAAACAACTGTTCTCGCATGTTTCGGTTGTAATAATGCGAGAAATGCAATCAAACAAGCACAACTACCAAAATTCTTTCTATGGAAAAGATGCGGTACTTATCCATTAAATTATAAAGATGGCGATGAAACCAAGTGAACGAGTAGAACAAATCTATCGAGAGAATGGTGAGTGGAGATATATTAAAAATCAAGGCAATGTATTTCACGGCAACAGACTACAAGCTATTCTTCAATACTTAGATGAACAAGCAGAGTTAAAAAAGAAAAAGAAATAATTATCTATGTTTCTTTTTGTGATGTTCTTTATGACCATGAGGTCTTGGATCATTGGCAATACTTCGTTCCATATGACCTCCCTTATCTGAGTAATCATTTTTAGGTTCGTGAAAGCCCATCTTATCTTTGAAACAAACTCGTGATTTAATTTCACAGTTAGCGATATCATTAGGAGTTAACCCGCTCTTATACTCAACCCCATCTAGATTGATTCTGTCAGTAATTGCGTTGTCTTCTTTGACAAATCTAAATCTAATATTTTCTTGTAAAGTTGGTTCACAACTAAAGTTTTTACAAATACACTCACTTCTAGCCATTGTTATTTTAATAAATAATCCAAAAAAAGACCGCTAACGTGGCGTTAAGCCAAGCTAACAGTCTATTTTGTTTCGGGGTGTGTTATTCCCCGCTCTTTTCTATATCTTCTTTAAATTCTCTACGAAATGTAAGAATTTTTGTGCGAAATAATCCGCATTTGCTACAAAAAATTGCTGCCACTGCCTCTACGGTAGTTTCAGTAGTCTTGAATGTGTCAAAACCTAGCGATCTAAATATGTGTTCACATTTTTCTTCATATACTTTATCTGGTTTGCTCATAGTTATTTTGAAAATTTAGTTTGAATGTCTTTGTCTATATCAAGTGGTTTGAAGTAGACATTATAGATAGTCTGTGCTGAAACTATAGCAAGACCAACTGAAGTTGCAATTTCCTGAAAATTGAACTTACCTGTAGCTAAACTAGCCAAGACACCGACTACAGTACAAACTAAAAATGAGAGTGCGTATGTTGCTTGTCTGCTCAATGTAGCTAATCGAGTTTTAATCAACTCAACTATCCAAGGCATAAAAGCCCCTAACACTATTGAAATTATTTCATCTGTCATTTTGTTCTCCTTATTTAATGTTTAATAACTTTTTAATCTTTGATAACAAAGACGAAGTTGTTTTTGCAGAAACTCCAACTGCTGCCAATTTAGCCTTAAGTTCGGTTATAAGAGTATCTTTAGTAGATATCTGAACAGTCAATGTTGTTATGGTAGTTTTTAAATCTTCTTTTTCTTTAGTAATTTGAGTTGTAGCTTTAACGACTGCCGCTTTAATAGTCTCATCTTGTTTATCCACGATTGATTGTTTATCAACTAAACAACTATTGTACTTATCTTCATTGTCGACAGCGACTTTAATTTGACCAGTAATTTCAGCCATATCTGCTTTACAACCAAGAGTAACTGCACATTTTTGAATGAAATCTGTGTAAGAACCAATTGTTGCATCTTTACCAATCATTTGATTAGTTAAATCTGAAATGATTTGATCTTTAGAATCGATTGTAGACTGTTTATTACTTAGAGCGGCTTGAAGATCAGCGATAGATTTTTGAAGACCAGCGTTATCTGATAATGCACCAAAGGCTTCTCTAACCATTCCCTCATCTGCTTTCTTTTCATCTAAAAATGCTTTAATTCTGTCCCATGAACTTGTATCGTTAGCTACTTTTTCAAAGTGATAGACATCGACTTTAAGAATTTTATATTTCTCATCAAGAGTTCCGTATCTAGAATCAAGCCACACTTCTGCACCGTCCCATGGATCACCTATTTTAAGATTCTTATTTTCATCGTGAGCTAAGACTACTAAGTAGTGAGTATCAACTTTAGTAGTTGTTGGACTATAATCCAACATAATTATTGGGAAGAATCCATCATCTAATTCACGAATAATTTTATCTACAGGTGCTGGTGTTATAGTACAAGTTTCTCCCCAAGCATAACTTAACTTAGGGTATAGACTAACTAATTTAGTCCAACCTGCCCATAAATCACCATTGAATAAAGCTGATTGATTAGCTAATTCTGGTGGTGTTACTGAGTACCCAGCCTTCTGTAAAACATAACAAATACAACTAATTAAACAGCCGTAACTTCCAATAGTGCTAGTAGTGCCGTTTATCTTTTTTAGTTTCCAAAGAGGATCGTTTTGACTTATCATTTTTTATTTAATGTATAACAGTGAATTTTTCACTAGTAATAATTACATCTATTTTTCTAATAGGATTAATTTTATAACGAAGAACTTGTCGAACATTGAACTCACCAGATGGTAGCGCTGATGGAACATACACTTGAATAATTTTTTCTTCACACCCAACTGGTAGATTACTTATTATTGGTGTAGTGTTATAGATTACGCCATCAACAAACGAAGTAGTTATCTCTGCACCTACTGGTATTTCTTTACAGTAGTTCAGTTTAAACAAAATATCTTCATTAACTGAAACAATTTTATCTTTATTTAAAACTGTACCAGTACCCTCATTAAGTATCATTGGTTTATAGGGATAAAATAACCAGTATCCAAGAATAAATAATAGAGCGAGTGCTACTAAGATAGTTAACCAAGAGATGTACTGTAACACTTTGTTTGTTTTTTTCATATTTCTATTTAATTACTAACGCCACTAGTGCGCCAACAACTGCTAATAAAATAACTGAAACAAGACCGTAAACGATGTTCTTAACAGGTGTAAATTGATCCTGCGTAACATAGTCCTTTTCTAATTTTGCGTTTATGTCTTTCACATCACATTCAATTCTTATTACCTTGTTAAGTATAACAGCCAAGTCAACTGTCATCTGTGTAATGTCTTGTGAATTTTGTTTATCTGTTTTTGGAGGCATGATTTCTTTTGTTACTTAATAATTTCCTTCTCTAAATATTGATGTATTCTAAAGAACTTTTTATCAGGGAATAAAGACTTAGCTTTTGCTAATGCTTTATCTGGATCAGACTCAATTAACTCTACTAAGATTACGTTTGCTAGACTTCCGTCTTGCATCTCTAAATCGTATGCCTGTACTAAAACAACAGGTATGAATTTTATTTCTTTAATTATTTCTTTTTTCATTAAATCATTCCCCCATAAATTGCTAATTTAATATTTGCATTATTTGTTGAATCTAACGCAGGTAATGTTGTACCAGTAATAGATATACCATAGTCTACGTGGTTTCTTCCATCACTACCGTAACCACCAGTAACTTGATCACCTGTTTGAGCAGGACCACCAGTTCCAATAATTCTGTTATCACCTAAATTTGCAGTGATAAATTTACCTAAGAAACTACCACCAGAACCTGATCCACCAGCTTTATCTTGACCAGTTGGACACCCACCACCACCTTTATGATAAATATATCCAGCACTACAATCAAAATCAGGAGCATATATGATTACAATTCCTGCTCCGTTCGCTCCAGTATTTTTATAACCTGATGAGCCTCCACAATTTCCACCACCTGCTGAACCTAAATGAATTACTGTTAAATTTGCAAGACCATAAGAAGTACCACCATAGGCTTGATGATAACCACCGTTACTAGAATTGCCACCGCTTGTTGCATATCCAGCTCCAGCTCCAGCCCAGTTCTCTGCACCACCATCATCATAATCAGCACCACAACCACCACCATTATTAGGAGTATTTCTAACATTGACACCATCGCCACTATAAGTTTCACCCTGTTGACCAGTACCACGACCATCATCATTTTCAATATCTACGTGACCACCTCTAAAACCACCACCTGCTGGTCTTGTACCTCTACTACCATAATCAACTCTTAGAGCATCAGCTCCATTTACATTGATAGTTCCCGTTAAAGTAACTTTACTATTAGCCATTAAAAATAAAACTCCACCTTTAGTCCCGTCCCATGCAGTACAAGATAAATTTCCAGCAATAGTTCCACCTGTATATTGAGGAACTTTTACAGCTTGAGCACCAGTTCCATAGGTATAAGCTAGGGGATAATATAAAGATAAATTTCCACCGTTATCGTGTGAAACCTGATTAAGTTCCCATTGACCAGCGCCAGTACCTTGAGTTTGATGAATAAAAATGACATCACCATCAGCGGCTGAAAGAGTTGTAGTCAATATAGATTCTGATACTGTACCAGTAGAAGCAGAGTAAGTGTTTATTACACCAGACAACGCACTAGGACTTCCATCGTGTCCATCTCCAAATTTAACTCTATCAAGCCATTGAGACATATTACGGTTGCGTACATTCGCAAATAACTGTTAACCCTACACAATCAGTAGCGGCTGTTATATCAAGAGTGATAATTTCGTCCGCTGTTAATGCTGGAGCTGTAATTACAGTTTCAGTTGCGACTGCATTTGTAACTGAGATATCAGCATCGATATCGGTAGTATTTTTTTGAATTCTTATTGTTGCTGTGCCAGAAACTGTTTTTGTTTTGATAGAGGTCACTGTCATATTTTTAGGACAGATATATTTCATTCCAACTTCATCACCAACAACTGAAGTACCATCAAGATACCAAGAAAAAGCTCTACTTAAAGGTAAAGTGTTTAGATTAATTCCATCATAAGTTCCAGTGCCAGTACAGACAAACATAAACCAATCCATTGCCCCAGCAGTTGTAGATAATTGAGGAGCACTTCCACCTTGCCAAGTGATACCACTCCACCAAACTACAGTTTTATTTCCAGTTCCACTTTGAAGTAATCTTGCATAGAAAACATCTCCAATAGTTACTGAGACTGCATTAAGAGCAAGTGTTCTATCGTCACCGACCAAATCGGTCATAGTAAGACCAAAAATCTTACCATCATCTAAATTAAAAGTGACTGTGTTATCGTCAGTATAAGTATAAAGAGAATGATCCTCTAATAATTGATTAAGAGCATTAACAATATTAGTGAAGTTCTGATTAACTTTAGAAGATTCAGCTTTAGTATTCGCAGAAAACGTATTTATGTTTACAGGTGTCATATTTTTTCAAAAAAAAGCCCGCAATTGGCGAGCTCATAATTCGACTTTCTAAAAAGTCTAGAACAACTAACCAATAATATACCGTTATTAATCATATTTGTCAATTTACCCAGCAGTAGGTGTGCCAGGTGTAGTAAGCGTTTGTGTCTCCTCAATGTTACGGTAAACATCTTCGACACGTTTTGAAATATCAGGTAGTCTAGAAGAAGCTTCAATGACTACATAATCAGGGTGATATTCTACTGATTGAATCTGAATATTATCAGCGGCAGCATAAGAAAGAGTTTGATCCCAAACATCTTCGTCCCACATGAATTGATCCCATCTAGTTACTGTTTTGACACCCTGTTTTAAGTTCTTAATACGCATAGTTTGACCTGGCTTAATAGACTCAATGTCATAACCTTTTCTAGAATCAAAACCATTGTTATCCATAATCGTAATAGTTGTACGAATTTCAGGGTCTTTCTTTCTATTGATAACACGATTTGCCATAATGTCAGCAGTGGCACTTAATGTAACACGTTGATCGACAATTTTTTCTGAATGAATTCCATATGTGGTAATGGAAGCGGTACTAGAATAGACACGATACATTGCAACTCCACCAGAATCAGCTCCAACAAAGTAAACTCGATTAACTATGTCTTCGCCACGTCTCCAAGTTTCCATTTTTACAATATGTCTACCTACAACGAATGAGTGTTGAGCTGTTAATAAATCTGAATACTTCATATAGAGAGTATTATCGGCATCGACATACCAATACCAATACATTGGAGTTAGTTCAATAGCTTTATCGATAGCTTCTTTTGTATTACAAGTTTGAAAATCATAAGTCGCAACTGTACCAGTATTATCTATTGAATCGTTTGTATAGAAAATAGCTCCACCATCCGCACGATAGTAATTAACAATATTTTTAAACATGTCTGAAGGATCAGTTGAATTCATTGGAATGTCTGTATCTCCAGAACCATCTCTTAAAAATATATTTGTCATTTCACTAATATAGTGGAGTAATGTGACCTCAACATACTCTGAAGAACCCTCTAAAACTGGTCTATAACCAGAAATGTAGCCAGTATAAAGTAGAACTCCATTAACTGAATCTCTATCGAAACAATGACACTCAACTCTATTGAATAAAGAAATATCTACATCTTCTCCGAATGAATCAAATGATCTAGCTAATTTAACTACCATTTCTCCTGGACCACCATTAATAACCATCTTAAAACTTGGTTCTGATATAACTTCATCAGTCCAATTAGTTATAAAAGCACCAGTGTTATCGTAAACTCTATACTCATAGAATTTGTTGAAAGCGTGAGAAGAAATTTGAGCGATAACAGAGTTGCTATTAAAATAAGTATTCAAAATATCTGCTTTAGTCGAAGAATTTTTACTTATTATCCAGTAACAATTTGCTTTAGCACTATTTTCTAACTTTTCATTAAATCTAATGACATCACCTTTAGTGTAGTTCCAAGCGATAGCAGTTCTTATTGAAGCTTTAACTACTGAGCTACTAGCTTCAGTTCTAACGATAGAAGCTTTAGCGAAATTAGCATTTTGAATGTCAGCGGTGACACTATATCTAATATAAGCAACGGTTGTATATGCAGGTTGATTGCTTACTGTGTCGGCTGAAATATTATCTGAACTAAAAGTAGAAGTTGAAAAACTTTCATTATCGATTGAATGAACGTGATCGTAATAACAGACACCATCATTAGTACCACCTGGGTTACTTCTATAATCTGGAGCTGATTGATGTGAACCAACGTGAGTATGAGTACCAGTTGCAGTATGACTATGACTTACGGCAGTATGTGTGTGTGTATTTGATCCACCAGTATTTCCGTGTTCTGTAACAGTAGAGGCTATTTTAATAAAATAATCTCTTAAGTCTGGTGTGCCATATGTTCCATCACAAACTCTCCAATTATCAGGGATAGAAACAACTGTATTTAACCATAGACCAATGACACCTAACTGTAAATTGTCATCAGTAGTATTTTTGATTACTGATATTTTTTTATAGGCAGGTTCAACAGCATCACTACTACCACCAGTGCCAGTATATCCGTAGATAGAGTCTGAGGTAGCGGCAAAATTAACAACGTGAATATGATTACTTAGAACAAAAGCACCAGTTGGATTATCAGCCTTACCTCTACCACCATACCAACTACCAATTCCAGACATATAACCAGAGTGAGTGTGAGCAGTAACTGTATGAGTATGATCTAGTGTATGACTATGAGTAGTTGCACCACCAGTAGAACCAGCATCTGATCCAGCACTTGCACCTTTGTGATACTTATTTCTATGGTCATTTGTGCCATTGTTACCGTCACAGAGATACCAATTCCCTGGGAGAGTCGAATTATTAGTGTAAGCGTGAATGCCACTAACTAGAGGCGCTGGTGAGCCATTAGGCTTAATAAAGATAACAGTTCTGTTTGGTGGTTCATTATTTGATGATTGCCAAGAAGTTGAAGTAGATTGAAGACCACCACCAGCAGTCGCATTTATAACGTGAGTGGCGTGAGTATGTTTTGAGGTATTACCTTCTGGGTTATTACTACATTGTTGAAGACTAGTTTCTTCAGCATAACCAGAACTAAAAGTGTGAGTGTGAGCAGTTAAAGTGTGAGTGTGACTTCCAGTGTGAGTATGTGTATTAGAACCGCCATTAGTGTTAGGGTTTTCAGACCCGTGTCCTTTTGGATATCTACCATCGAGAACTGTTTCTCTTGTCCATTGTGCTGGAATGGTTGAATTGGTAGAGTCCCAGATTAAAGTGACTCCATTTGGTACTAATATTGACATACATTATAGATATCTAGGTTGATACGCAAAATTTAGCGTTCCTCCTTGAGATGTTCCAGAAAAAGTAACTTGGTATGTTTGTTGACCTGGTTCCCATCTAGCGAAGACACCTTCAATTTCAGTCTCAGTAATTTCTTCAATGATTCTATGATTAGAGAAATCAAATTGAATTAAATTTCCATAAGATAAAGAAGAATGACCTGAAGTACCAGACCAAGTAACTGTTTCATTAGTGTTGTTGTAGATAATACTTATACCAGAGGTTGTTGTGTAGCCAGTACCAGCATTTGAAGCGAAAGTTATTGATGGTTCTGCAAAAACTGAACCAGAAATTGTAATAGTGTCAGTCATTGAAGCTGTACCACTAACAATAGTATAAGAAACTGTTTGTTGTAAACCGTAAAAGAATGGATCGTTTAATAAAAATTCTATTTCAAAAGGAACATAGCTTTGATTGTAGTGAGAGTCACCTATACCAACTGATTTAACAGTGGCTACTGCTGATCTATCACTATCGACATACATTATGCCAGATTCTTTTCTAGTGACGTTTGCATTAAAACTATCTATTAAAGTTTGAAGTTCACTTGAGCTATCGGCAACGATATTACCGCTGATATTTATAGTTTTTTCACCAAAATCAGTAGCAATTAATTTGCTACCTGGTCGTCTAGTTATTTTTTGTGAATCCAAATTTCTTGATGGAGAGTTTCTATAGATAACATTACTAGAAATAAAGTTATCGTCTTGAAGTGAGAATCCATCGAATGTTGGATATGGTTTACCTGACATATTGTTTAATTAAATTATTAAATTTCATAGTTTAGCCTAACCCATAACGAGCTAGTTCATTTTGTCGACCAATAATCTTTATAATTTTGTCTGCTAATTCTTGAACTCTAGAATCAGAGTCCATACTTACAGCGCCAGTGAAAGTAATGTTTATTCCACCGCTAGTGCCACCTTGATTGACATCAACACCAGTTGTAGGTACAACTCTTTCTCCTGCGTGAGCAATAATAGGTACTGCTTGACCATAACTACCACCGATGATTCCACCGTGAGCAAATGGTCCATTTGAACCAACACCTAAGTTATTACTTTGACCACTTTGAGCGGCATTTTTATTATTCCAACCAAATAGTTCTTTAGCTTTATTAATAGCACTATCAATCCATTCAATTATGCCCTTTATAGGACCTATGACTGCATTTTTAATACCTTCCCACACTGTACCAGCTGTTTCTTTAATACTATCCCAAGCTTCTCCTAATTTGAATTTAATATTCTCCCAAATTTCTATTACTAAATTCTTAGCATTAGTCCAAGCAGTCTCTAATTTATCTACAACCCAAATAACTTTAGCTCTGATTGACTGAACTATAAGTTCCCAAGTTGCGGCAGCAATAGTCTTAACATCGTCCCAATGTTTTACCAACCAAATACCACATAGAATCAAAGCTGTGATTGCAAGAATAACTAGAGTGATTGGTGATGTTAGAACAGCAATAGCGGCATTTAGTAACCAAGTTGAAGCTGTAACAGCTAGTGTAGCTACATTATGAGCCCACATTATTACTGTTGCCGCACCAGTTACTACTGCGTGAACAAGGAATGCTCCAATTTGAAGCCATAGTTGAGCATTTAAAAGTATAAATTGTGCAATGTTTATTATTACCTTTGCGACAAGAAGACCGAATTGAGTTATAACATTGACTAAATAGATTGTTGCTAGAGCGACTAATGATGGAGCAACGAAAACTAGAATGATGCCAGCAATAATCTTTAAAGCTTTTTGATTTTCTTCTACCCAATTTTTTAGATCAATAAACTTATCAATCAAGAATTTAACAGTGTCGATCATCTTCTGAAGACTTCCGTCTTCCTGTATTTTTATTCCAGACCAAGTAATATCTATTCCTAAAACTTCTTCTATTTTTGTTTTTATTTTTACAACTAAAGCAATAGCTTCATCAACAAAAGCTTTAACTTTTGGTTTCATTTCTTCCATCTTCACAGTTACTTTTTCAAGTATTCCGTGAACACCACCAACAGCGTTATACCACTCTTTGAATTTTTGAATTAAAGGATCAAACACACCAATATCTTTTAGATAAGCAAATACATAAGCAAGAGCAGTACCAATTACACCGAAAGCAAAAGCAATTCCTAAAACAGGAGCCATGATACCCATAATGAAACCAGCAAAGGTAGAAGCCATGAATACTAAAATACCCATCAACACCTTACTATTACTAAAAATTAGATTAAAGAAATTACCAATTTGATCTGATTTTTCAACTAATGTTTCTATTATCTTAGCAACAATGTTTCTTATTTTATCGAAAGCTCCACCAATTACGACTTCACCCTGCATACTAATACCCATTGCTTTCTGAATAACGAATTGCCAGATATCTCCAAAATTAGATATCATACCCGTAAATGTTTTAACTTGTTTAGCGGCAGCTCCACCATAAGTTTTAAGCAATTGAGTTTCTAGTGCTAAGGCAATGTTTTTACCACTATTCATCTCCTTGATAGAAGTTAATTGATCCTCATTAAGTTCTGTTAAATTTTTGGCAACAACTTTTATTGAAGTACCACTTTTTGCCATTGCAGTTGTGTAGGTAGTGATTGCACCTTTGGCTTTGTCATAGTTCTTTTGAGCAGTCTGTACAGCAATAGTGTGAGCTAATGTTTGTTCTTCTGATTTTTTACTTCCATCTGTGTATGATTTTAATCCGACCTGAGCCTTCTTAAGTTTGTTTGACAATATATCTAAATCACCACTAGCACTTTGATATGCTTTGGTCATTGCTTTTGTAGCACCACCAGCAGATGAAGACGATGTACCAAATCCGTCCATCTTTAATGTTCCCTCATTTACAGCTTGAGCCAATAGTTTAGTTACAGGAATACCCTGCAACATTAATTCTCTAAATTCTGTCTGACGAACTTTAGTAGAATTATAGATTTGAGCCAAACTGTAAGTGATCGAATTTAATCTAGTTTGTGAAATACCTAAAGCTGAAGATGCTTCAACAACAGCAGTAACGGCAGTCTTTGTTTGATCCAAAGTCATACCGAAAGCTAAGAATTGTCTAGCTGTATCTTGTAAATCACTACGAGTGAAAGGTGTCTGTAATGAGAATTTAGTTAACCATTCCATTAAAGTCCCAGCTTCTCCTGGATTCTTTAATAGAGTATCAAAAGCAACTCGTGTCTGTTCAATTTCTCCTGCACTGTTTAAGACGTTAGACATCAATGCAACCATTGAACTTCCAACAGCTAAAGAAGCCCATTTGAAATTCTCTCCTAAACTCTTTATTGTTCCGAATACACCAGAAATTGCACCACCAATAATATTCATTCCACCCTTAACAACACTACTCATGCCATTAACAACAGAATTTACAATACTAGTGTGCGACTTTACGTTATCTGAGAAACTTTTAAAACTGTCAGCACCATACATAGCCTTTAGTGCGACAGTATCGAAAGTGTCTTTTATTTTTCCTGAAAAACTAGAGAAAGTATTACTTACATTTCCAACTGCTTCACGACCAACCGCAGCCATTCCACTGAGTGACGTTCTAACACCGCCAGCTATTGCTGACAATGGTCCGCTTAAATTATCTTGTATTTCTAGTACAAGAACTACTTTTTCATTACTTGCCATGTTTAGTGTTTGGACTTATCCAACTCTTTCTGTTGTTTTTGTCCTTCTTGGTTCATTATTATTAATATTTCTTCAATAAACCAAGTGGGTTGATTCATATATGTATAGCAATCCCACCCAAACTCCTTACAGATTACGTATCTCTGATAAGCTTCGGAAGTACCTTCACCACTGTAAAGGATTTTGATGACTTCCTTAACTAGTTTTTTTTGGCTTCACCTGACAAGTTAGATTCGCTAACGAGTGTGTTTACTTTGTCATAGACTAAAGTTCCATCACTAATAGGCAAATTGTTTAACCAGCTTACTTCAAAAGGGTGACGACCACCTTCAGTGTCAATATATTCTTTAATTAGGAGTTCAGCGGCACGATCCTGCATTTTAAATATTGCAGATGGGCTGACGTTTTCCATTGTACCTTTATTAACATCTAGATTTCCATCAGAAATTAATATTCTCTGAAGCTCCCGTGACTGCCCAATAGTTAAGCATTGTGACAGAACTACTGTTTGACCAGTCACAGGAAGCTTGATTTCAGTTAACTGAATTACTTGATTATCCATTTTGTTTTTTTAATTAATTATTAATATACGGTTGATTTGTCGTTGGATACTACAGCATCGAATAATCGAACGCCGCTATCTACAACATCTTCCGCAACGAAGTTTCCAGTAATGACGAAGAAATCGTCAAGTCCTGTAGAAATTTCGCCTTCGTTTAATCTAAATTGAGGAATGTGCAAGACAGTTGATTCATTGGCATTACCAGTGAATGTAATTTGCATTGCGCGTTTATTCAAATTATAGTAAGCGTTCTTGTCTGCTTCGGAATCGAAGAAAACTTTATAAGAACCTGTAACTTGAATACCTTTATTTCTTATTGTTGACACAGTCTCAGAACCAGATCGGTAGATCATTTCCAAGTTGTTTGCGATTGTAAGTGAAAGTTCGTTTAATGGAGTAGCTGAAGCTGAGTTAGCCGCAGTTAAAGTATTACCGAATTTAACACTCATATCTTTGAACGAGAAAACTGTACCTGAAGTCATAGTCACTGATTGTGTTGCTCCTACTGTTGGGAATTGACCCTTGAAAGAAGCAGAGAATTCACCCAAACTATCTTTAACGTCTAATTTAAGTTCGTCTAATGCACAGAAAGTATATTGTTCTATGTCAGTATCACGACCGAAAATCATAGTTGCAGTCTTTGGGGTATTTCCAGAAACAGATACATAAAACGTATGAACGTTTGGTGTACCAGTTGCACAGATTTCATTTCCTAATGCAAGTTTCCATAAATAACCTGAATTCACGACATCAAGATTCATCTTGACATCACCCTCTGACCATTTTTTACCAATTACTGATCCAACATCTACTATACGACTAGTTTTAGCCGAAGTAATTTCAATTGGTTCGTGATGACCTCTCATCGAGACATCTGTATAAGGTAAGAAAACAGTAGCGGCAGCTGATTGACCAGCGACAGACTCTATTCCTAGACCTAAATAGCCTAATCTTCCTATTGTTATACTCATTTTGTGTTCACCTCCTTAAAGGTTATTAAATAACTAATTGTTTATTGGCTTGAGACAAGCTCAATAGCCTCTATATCAATCTGTAATATTCTAACATCCAACTCTCGATCTTGGTAGCGTGCGTCCCATTTTACTGGGTAAACATACTTACAAGTACCTGATAAAGTTGTGTCCATATCAAAGGCTTTTTCCAATTCATCGATTACACCGACACTAATGCTCTCTGCATTTTCTGGACCTTGCCCTGTTTTACTTCTTTCTTGATAAACTTTTATTCTAAATTGTCGAGTTCTTTTATTGTGAGCTGTAGAAGCAAATTCAGACTCACCTCCATCTAGAGTAACAGTAGCGTATGGATAATTCCCTTCAGAATTACTTGTTTCCCAATCATACGCCGCTTTTAGTGTTTGCATCGCACTTAGTTTTGATACTAGCTTTGCTCTTATAGTTGCTACGCTCATCTTATTGCCTCCTGAAATAATCTTTCTACATTCATTCTAAAAATAGAGTTAGCTTTATCTGCTACTTTACCAACAAAGAAAGTTGGTGTTCTAACAGCCTTACCAGTAAGTTTTAAATACTTAGCAAAAGCAAATGCTTCACGATCAGATAGACCCATACGATCACCGATATCATTTACATTTGGCATACCACTTGGACCACCACCACTATCAACATAGATACCATAGTTACTAGGTGGAAATTCTCCACCATCATGTTGTGGACCAATTTCTCTACTTAATGGAGTGTCACCGACTTTCCAATCGATACTCTCTTTAAGTTTACCAGTAAATACAGGTGCGTATGTTTGCATTAAGTCTGAACAATCTCCTGCAGTTTTATCTAAAACGTCAGCAGAACCAGTTTTCATTTTAATTGATATTGTTTCTAGTTTTTTTATTAGTTGAGTATCTCCTTGGAGAGTTACTCTATATGTTGTGCCGTAGCTCATTGATCTTCCTCCTCCATACTAACTAAAGTAATTTCAAAATGTGGAACGATATCAATTTCTGACCAATTCTCGATACCTCTTACTCTGAAAAGTTCTCCTGTACCTGAAACAGTAACGTGATCGCCAGTTCTTATACCAGATGCAGTAGTAAAACAAATGAAAGTTTGACCGTAAACACCATCAGAAATAGCAACATCTTCTGCACCAGCAGGTTGAATTTGACAGGCAATTGATTGCAAAGCAAGATTATCTTGATAAGACTCTTTGTCACTATTATCTAAATCTTTAGTGAGTCTTTTAATGTTGATGTATTTATCGGTGATTACAGACATTATATCCACCTCGAAGCCAAGCGATATGGCTTTAATAACTCAAATGCGTCATTTACAAAGTCTGAAATACCGTCACGCTCAGACCATCTTTTCGACACTCTACCTTGAGTTATTGAGACTAGACCTTCTTTGTTGGAGTGTCGCATAACCATATCAGAAACTATGTTCACGGTTGCTTGTCTAATATCAGCTGGGACTTGATCAAAACCAGCAGTATAACTAAGTTTTATAAATCCATTGCTACTTTTTACAGACCAAAAATCTGTAATTAAAATATTTCCGTTTAAAGCAAAATCTGTACCAGAAAATTGAATATAGTCATTACTTGCTGGAATATCGTATTTATCAATTCCATTATTACTTAAAGTTAAACTAATGCTTTCACTACCTTTACATAATTCAATTGATTGAACTGAATCTATAGGATTTTTTCTAGGGAAGATCATCAAGTCACCATTAGTAGATACACGAATAGGTATTTTTTCATCGACAATAGTTTCTTTTAAAATACCAGAAGTAGTTGTGTAGCCTAAGTATCTATTTACTTGAGCTTCAGCGGCAGCAATCCATGATTGAAGTTGAGGGCTAAAGGTATCATCAATGTCCAAAAGTAAGAAGTTTTCAATATCGACTTCGTCACAGTATCCTAAGATAATTTCGTTGTGTCTTCCTGTTGTCATTTTATTTTTTAATAAATTGTATTGTTTTCACTCTGTCTTGCCCCCTCCAGAGTGACCAGAGGGGGAAAGAACAATACTTGACTAGCGTGGATTAGGCACCAGTGTTGAATTTCAACTGATATGTTTCACCAATTACTTTCAAAGCAGTTGCTTCTAGTAAAAAGCTTACATAAGAGAATGTTGAAGATGGTACATCGACTCGACTCATAGGAATCAAATCTTCCATTTCGATCCAGTTCTCACCAGCTGGGGATTTTTCTGTCAATAATAAACCACCGTAACCGACAAATCTTGATGGGATTACATCAATAAGTGTTCCAGTAACAGGATTAACTATTTTTGACAAAGATAAACCACCGATTACACCACCCTGTTGACCTTGATTGATCACGACTCTTTGAATAGAACCGGATTTCTCTAAATCGTCAGAAAGTGCTTGTAATTGTCTAGCAGATGAAATCAAAAGAGTTGGGTTAGCACCATACTTGTATAAGTTTTGGCACCAAGCACCAACACCAGATGCAGTTACGAATGTGCAAGAACCTGAGTTAGTAGTAATTTGCTTGTTTAAACCTGAGAATTCAGTTGTTCTAGAAGCGGCATCACCACTAATAATCATTTCTTCTTCACCTAACATAACTTCGTACATCTTGACTCTTTCTCTTGCAGCCTGCATGTCTGGTTCACCAGCACGACCTTTTGAAGATGCTAAAGCTAAACCACCAACTTCGAGTTTTCGACCCAAAAGTTTGTAGACAGCAGTAGCAGTATCGTAGACCTGTGATGATTCACCTGGAGCAGCAGCATCGGCGAAAGCAATTGAAGTATTTGTACCTGATAATGATGCGTCAGAAGGATGCATTCCAGAACTTAATCCAGAAGTCATTCTTTTCCAAACGGCAGCTTCACCTAAACCAGTTCCTCGTGAGAATCTGTTTCGAAGTGGAGTATCGATTGGTACTAAATATTTAATTTTTTCGTCTAAGTTCTGTGGAGAAAAGATAGATCGAGTTGCGGGCGACCATGTATAGGTCGTCACGGTTTCTGCGGACTTAGTGATCATGTCTTTGATTTCACTAAGTGTTTGTTGAATATCGTCCATTTTGTTTGTTCACCTCCCTAATTTAATAGGAATTAATAATTAATATGCGATTGTACGCAAATTTCTATATCTATTATGCCTTAAGAGCGTCCCTTTTATTTATCAAAACAAAGGCTTCTGTTTGAAGTGAGTCGGTAAATTCAGATGGACTCGCCTTGCGAATCTTATCAAGCTCACTTAATCGTGACTCGATTTTTTCCAGTTCTGATTTTGGGTCTTCTACACTATCAGCTAAGAAGTTCTTTGAAAAAATAACTTTTGAGGGTGCTGGGGAATCTTCAATTTTTTGAAGTCTACTTTGAATATCTTTTAAGGTTTTTAAAAGTTCTTCATTGTTAGAAGCTTCTCCTGAAGGAGTATCTGTTTTTTCAACTTTTACTTCCTCTTTTGTAGCTTCAACTTTTTCAGCTTCAACTTTAGGTTCTTCTGTAACAGCCACTGCTTCAGCAGGAGCTTTCATAGATTCGGCTATTTTTTTAACTTGGTCAGTGAAGTCAGCCATAATTTCTTTAAGTTCAGATGTGTCAATTTTGACAATAGTTTCAGCTTTATCGGATTTTTCCTCAATCACTTCTTCTGTTTTAACTGGCTCAGGAATTACAACTTCTTCTTTCTTTTCTTCTACTGGAGTTTCAACAACTTCCTCAACTTTAACTTCTTCAGTTTTAGCTGGTTCTTCTGTTTTAACTTCTTCGACTTTGACTTCTTCAGTCTTAACTTCCTCTACGGGAGTTTCTTCTACTTTAGTTTCTTCAACTACAGTTTCTTCTTTTTTAACTTCTTCAACTTTAGTTTCCTCTATTTTTTTTAGATTGTCTGTCATTTGTTTTCACCTCCTACGGTGTGCTTTAACTATTAATAATGTCTATTTAAACCAAAAAAACCACAGTGTTACCTGTGGCTAGTAAACCGATCTATATCGGTTAAGCGATCCTTTTTTATAATCTTCTATACTCTACTACACTTATTAAACCTTTGTCAACAGGTAAAGATTGACTTGGTTACTTCCCTTTTTTAGGTGAACTTTTCTTACCACCTTTCTTATCACCACTTTTAGATGGTGTAAAAACTGATTGTACCCCTGGGGTAAATGTGTATGTTTCAACTGTTTCTGCTGCCATAGCTGTATTTGTCACGCCTGCGTGACAATTAAACCTGTTTAATATTATCGACTATTACAGTCTTGATCGGAAACTCCGATGGGTTTTGAGGTTTTTGCTGTTCCTCAGTAGTAACAGTTGGCGTAGTGATTGTTGTCTTTTCTTCCTTAGACATGTTTTTTAGCATCTAAATAATAATCAATTGCCCATAGATTATCTAATCCTTTGACAAAAGCATCATTAACTTCTGATTTGTTTATATTTTTATTTGCTTCACTAGCTTCGATTCTTTGAGTGATTAATTCAAATTTTTTAGTTTGATCCTCATTAAGAATTTGTTTAGCTAATTCTTTTAGAGAATTTAAAGCA